AACAGTTTTTAGAACTTTCATAAACGGTGTGTACCAAGCGTCTTACACTAATGCAAGTGGAGTGAATGCTCCCACTGATACTGTTTTAATGGGCTACAATCCTGTCAACAATTTTGCTCAATACAACGGATATGTGGACGAAGTACGAATCTCTGATAAAGCTAGGTATCCAAGTGCTACTGACTTTACCGTACAAACTCGCCCTTTCATGAATGATGACAATACTTTGTTGCTGTTACACGGAGATGGTAGTAACGGTAGTGAGTTTATGCAAGACGACAACGGTGGGCCTGCTGGATCAAGCTCGTCGGGTAGAGACGAAGTCGTTGTATCTACCGAAAATACTTTGACTGTAAGCACTACCGAATTTAAGTTTGGTGGAGCAAGTGCTTTATTTAATAACGGCCAAGACGCTTTTTTAATTCCTGCGAGCGATGTTGTAACAGGAGCAAACCCCTTTACTTGGGAAGCTTGGATATATAAAACCGCAACTAGTGATGTAGTATTAATGAGTACTGCCACTTCTGGGAGTGGAACCAGTACAGATTGGGTAGGATTATATGTTATTCAAGATACTGCTGATAATAATACCCCAAAGCTAAGAATAATTTATCGAGGTAGCTACAGAACGAACGGTCCTGATACGTTTACTTTGAATGTTTGGAATCATGTAGCTTTATCCTTTGACGGAAGTGTATTCAGAGCATACTTAAATGGAGTTGAACAAGGAAATTATACTAACTCGGCAGGAGTAAATGCAGATGGAACAAATGTAACATTGGGGTATAACCCGATTAATACTTTTGCAAGATACCGTGGATACATGGACGAAATAAGATTCTCTAGTATTGCTAGATATACTTCCGCGTTTACTCCCCCTACTTCAGCGTTCCTAAATGATGCACAGACCACTTGTTTAATTCACTGTAATGGAGCAAATCTTTCAACTAACTTCAGAGACGACAACGGAAACAAAAATCTTAGAAACTTACAACCATTAGAAGTATCGGGTACGCTAGGGTTTTCTTCTGATGAGAAAAGATTTGGAACAAAAAGCATAGACTTTGGTAACGGTACAGGACATTTAAAATTATTAACGCCTGACCTTGACATTGGCACAGGTGATCTGACTTTTGAGTGTTTTTGGAAAACAACTGATACTTCTCAAAATCAAGCCTTTTTCGACTCTAGGCCTACGTCCACTAATGGATTTTACCCTTTATTACTGTATAGAGGTGCTAGTTCAGGTGCTATTACACTATGGTGGAACTCTGCTGACAGAATAACTTGGAATGCATCTACTATATTAGCAGATACATGGTATCATATTGCCCTTACTCGATCTTCCGGTGTTTGGAGGATTTTTGTCGATGGAGTTCAAGATGGAGGAAACTTTACGGCCACAAATAGTATTCCTGCTACTGACTTTGCAAGGTTTGGCAGTAACGCATTTTCTTCGATCGACCTTTATGGGTATATGGATGAAATAAGATACTCTTCAAACGCTCGTTATACTGCTAACTTCAATCCTCCTACTACTCCGTTTGCAAGCGATTCAAATACTCTAGTATTAATTCATGGAGGAGAAGAGGGCGTAGAGCTTACTAATTATCAAGATAGTGTAGTTGTAGTTGATAATGCTGGCTTAATAACCCTTAACCCTATACGTCGTTTAGGCTCTCAAGGTCATGGTCTCGCTAAATTCCAAGTACGTTTAAGTAAGGATGGATATTTAATTGGAGAAAAAGTCTTTACAGTCAACCAAACAAATTATACTACTGCAGCACAAACTCAAGCTTTAGCAGTATCTGCTGATGATGTTAGAGAGGGAGAGCTTTGTAATGTAACAGTTAACTGGTCAAAGTCTGGAACAGGCACCGCTACCCGTTACTGGAGAGCCACGCCTATAGCAGAGTTTTTAGAGTTCAAAGGTACTGTAGACTGTACAGGAAGAGATGGCACGACTTCATTTGGTATACGTCCTTTCTTTGATGGTGTTGCTGAAGGGACTGAGGTAGCTACTATTAGTATATACGGTGACGAAGCAAATACAAATCTTTTAGCTAGTGATACTTTTGCCATAAGAGATAACTTATCCGTGAACGCTACAGACTCCTACGGTGTAGTTATTAAAAATGAGTTTGGAGATGTTGTACTCGACGACTTAGCGTCAACTTACGCAGTACGAGAAGTAGTTGCTCTTAATGATGCAAGCGTTAATTTTTACACAGGAGAGTTTGTAGACTATGCTTATGTAACATTAACGGCAAACAGATACCCTTCCAGCGAGGGGATTCCTATCCCTGCTATAGCTTATACGAACACAAGTGAACTTGCAACTTTATTTCCTCCTAGAGTTGGAGGAGCGGCGGGAGGATTTTATACTACGATTTTTATCACCTTACAAAAAGGTGCAACTTTAAGCGATTATAAACTAGCAATACTTTCAGAGAGAAATTCTGAGACACCCTCTTATTATAATGGGGCGGCCGCCGATTACGGTCTTCGACTTTACGATGACTCGGTAACTCCTCAAATAGTATATGATTCTGCTTGGAGACAAGCAATTGTCAATAACGTAGTTCCTATTAATGGTTTCTCTATAGGGACTTCTCAGAACGGGGATCATGATGTAACTTCTGGAGCAGACGGAGTACTTGAGCCAGCTATACAAGGCGGTGGCCTAGCAGAATCTCCTTATTTTATTCAGGCAACAGGAAGCGCTTTTTCTGTTTCTGGATTAAATAGTATGGACCCCCCTAATACTTTCTTGTTAGGTGGTTATTCTAGTGGTTATGTAAACTATTACTCTCAGCCTTGGTATATTGACGGGCAATCGCAAGGGTCAGAGGGCGGAGGTCAGTTTTTCCCGGCAATTACTTTAACGGGAAATACTACAGCTAGTATCCAAATGTATAAGACGTCCGATGGATTAGGAGCACCTACGTCCAATGACTATGGACAGAGAGACCCCGATTCTTGGCACGCAGATGGATGTTTTGTCCTTGTTAGGATCACCTAGGCAAAAATAATTCTTGACTTTTAGCTCAAAGCATCATATAATTCGAAACATGGACTTAGTAAAAATTGCGCCGGAGAACCTTGAAGTAGCGAACGCTTATCTAAGCACAGGTTCGGCGCTCGTTGCCGCCAATCAGCTTGGCATTACCCCCGACAAAGTTTACGCGATTATCGAGAAAACTGAAGTCAAAGACTATATGAACTCGGTCTATTTAGACCAAGGTTACCGAAATCGTTTTCGCCTTGCAGAACTACTCGACGAAGTTATTGAGAAAAAATTAGAAGAAGCTCGTGATACGGATATGTACTCGTCAAAAGACTTAGTCGACATCCTAGCACTCGCCCACAAGATTTCAGAAGATCATCGCAAAGAAGCGAAGACTTCAACCAATATCCGTCAGCAAAATGTTCAGATTAATGCGCCCTTTGGCGAAGGAAACTATGGTAAGCTGATGGAGAAACTTTTAAGTGGAAGCACAGAATGATCACGATCGAATAGTGGAGATCGAAAAAGAAATGCACGCGCACGAGATTCAGTGCGAAGAGCGTTGGAAAACAACTTTCAATAGACTAGAAGACATAGACTCAAACTTACGAAGAATCGAAAGTAAGATTATGGTAGGTGCAGGAAGTCTTGTTCTTTTTCTAGCTGGAGTTATTGTAACGCTACTGACGAGAGGACTATGAAAGAGATTTGGGAAAAAAAGCCTGGTCGATGGAAAGTTTCTGGGGAATCAAAAGTATTTCCTACTAAGGAAGCTGCTCTCGAATGGGCAGCTACTCTTTTTGAAGTAGTAGAGGCAGAGCCAGATTCGTTAGATCAATACGAAGAAGAATTAATCGCTGAAGAGGAAATCGATCCTTTAGAGGCACTAAAACAGGCTAGAATAGATAATGGAAGTATCGAGAAAGGATCTAATCACTACGGAGATTACGAAGAGCAAGAACTTTCTGAAGGTTCCGATTGAGGGATATCTTCAGTTATTAGGCATAGAAGCTATACCGAGTCAGATTGCTCTAATCAATGCTCTCAATAATCCAAAATACCGTTTTGTAGTCGGCGCCCTATCTCGAAGACAGGGTAAAACATACATCGGAAACATTGTAGCACAGTGTGTCGCATTAGTTCCAGGCTGTCACGTACTTATCGTGTCACCTAACTACAATCTCTCAAACATTAGTTTCGATTTGCAGCGTAATCTTATCAAGCAATTCGACTTAGAGATTGAAAAGGACAATGCTAAGGATCGGGTTATAGAACTCAGCAATGGATCTACAATTCGACTTGGCTCGGTGAATCAGATTGATTCAGTTGTAGGTAGATCATATGATTTTGTCCTCTTTGACGAAGCAGCTCTCGCTGACGGTGAAACTGCTTTTAACGTGGCTATACGACCCACTATGGACAAACCCAACAGTAAGGCACTATTTATCTCTACTCCTCGGGGCCGTAATAATTGGTTTAGCAAGTTTTTCAATCGTGGGTTTAACGACGATTTCGCTGAATGGGTTTCTATAAAAGCTACTTGGCACGACAATCCTCGCGCATCAGAAGAAGACATTGATGAAGCTCGTAGATCAATGTCAGAGGCAGAATTTAAGCAAGAATATGAAGCAGACTTTAACATCTTTGAAGGACAAATATGGAACTTCAATTATGAGAAATGTGTTCAAGATCTTACTGATATGGACTGTCGTGGTATGGATATCATTTCTGGTCTCGACGTTGGATTCAAAGACCCAACAGCCTACTGCGTCCTCGCATTTGACGGAGAAAAGTTCTATGTCCTCGAAGAGTATTACGCAGCAGAACGAACCACGGAAGAACACGCATCATACTTATCGGAGATAATGGAAAGAAGAGATGTTGATTACTGTTTCATTGACGCCGCTGCGGCACAAACTAGATTTGATCTCGCACAAAACTATGACATTACTACTACGAATGCAAAAAAGTCTGTACTCGACGGAATTGGGATGGTGGCTTCGCTGGTAGACAATGATAAACTTATTGTTCATCAAAGTTGTCAAGAGGTTTTAAGATGTCTTGACCAGTATCGTTGGGACCCCAACCCTAACTTGATGAGGGAGAAACCCTTACACGACTCTTCTTCTCACATGGCAGACGCATTACGCTACGCTCTCTATAGTTTTGAGCAGAGTGCTCCGACGTTTTAAAGACCTCCAGAAAAATAATTCTTGACTTTTTACTCATAGGTCGATATAATGTCAAAAATGCTGAAAAGAGATAAAATTAAGTACATTCGAGATCGTGCTAAGGCAAGATACGAAAAAGGCTCAGAATGTAGAATTTGCGGTGCAAAGATTAAACTAGACTTTCATCACTTCTACACATTAACTCCTTTACTAGAAAAATGGTTAAAAGAAAAGGTAGAGTTGAGACCTGAGCATTACACGGATGAGTATATCACTATTTGGCGAGACGAGTTTATTGATGATAACTGGGCTGAGATGTATCAGGAGACTGTAACCCTCTGCCACGACCATCATCTACAATTACATTCCATATATGGAAGGAATCCACCGCTTCATACAGCAGAAAAGCAGAAGCGATGGGTGGAGATTCAACGAGATAAAAATGGCTTGGTATGACAGACTATTGGGACGCACTGAAAAGTTAAATCCCGCACAAGAAGAGATCGTATATAGCCTAGAGGGTGCTGGCCCTATTGGTTCTCGTGAAATTCCTCGACATTATACTTCATACTACGAGACTCTGGAAGTTGTTAATC